CAGTGAGTACCGCCCGGACGGCATCATCGATGCGTCTACCCTGTGGGATGAGGTGACCAAGGTCGAGGTCTACGACCAGCACCCGTATCCATGGGAAGGACTCAACGAGATGACCCATGGTTTACGCAAAGGAGAGCTGGTCACCATCACAAGTGGCTCTGGCATGGGCAAGAGTTCCGTGGTCCGTGAGCTGCTTTACGATCTGCTCCAGCACGGCTTCAAGTGCGGTGCCCTGTTCCTTGAGGAGCCGGTGAAGCGCACCATCCTTGGTCTGATGGGCGTCCATGCCAACAAGCCATTGCACCTGCACGGCTATGAGGTGGACGAGCAGACCATGCGGGATGCGTTTGATGCTACGGCAGGCACCGGCAATCTGCTGCTGTACGACCACTTCGGCTCCAGCCAGATTGACGACTTGTTGGCGAAGATCGTTTACCTCTGCCAGCAGGGCTGTGATTACATCGTCCTTGATCACGTCTCCATGGTCGTCTCCGGTATCGGAGAGGGCGACGAGCGGCGCATGATCGACAACCTCATGACCAAGCTGAGGACCATCGTAAGCCGCTTTGGCTGCGGGATGATAGTAGTCTCACACCTCAAGAGACCCGAAGGCATCGCTCACGAGGAAGGCGGGCGCACTACGCTCGGACAACTCCGTGGCTCCGCTGCCATCGCTCAGCTCAGCGACATGTGTTTATCGCTCGAGCGCAACCAGCAGGCTGACGACCCTGAACTAAGAAACCGGACGTGTGTGAGGGTGCTTAAATCACGTTACCTCGGGATCACCGGTCCAGCCTGCACCCTTACCTACAACCTACAAACCGGTCGGCTGTCCGAAGTACTGGAGGACCACCGCAACACGGACCCGACCACCCCAACCCCATCTTCCCTAAACGGTGTCGATCTCGAAGCGATCCCGTTCTGAGATGAATTCCGGTCATATAGGCAACCCCAAAACTTTTGACCCCTCTAACCGAAAGGATTTTCCAATGAAACTCGGACCAGTAACCAGCCGCGTGTTCAACCACCTTGTCCGCGCAGGCTCCATCTCGCAGCGAGAAGCTGTGATCGAATACAGCGTCGGTTCCCTCACCAAGGAAATCAGCCGTCTCCGTGAGCGCGGCGTACAGATTAGAACCGTCCTGAAAACCCACCCCATCACCGGCAAGAGCTACGCTCGATACATGCTGGATTGATCAGCCAAGCGGAGACACCCGATGAGCAATCGCACCCAACAAACAAAAAAGTATGCGTTCACGGACAATGACGCTGAGGCACTTCGGAAGACCTTCGAGGACATGCTGGAAGAGATCCACGATCTCCAAGCAAAACTCGTAGATGCCGACAACGCCAACTTGGAGCTGTACGACGACGCCAACCAACTCGAAGCGCAGCTCATCCGTCTCCGGCAAGCCTACGCGGAAATGGATCAGGCGCTGTTCGACCTGACTGAAGACTACGTCGAGCTCGAGCAAGAGTACCGGCTGATCGTCGAAGTCGATGAGCAGCTCCTGTCCAACGACGAGGAAATCGAGGACGACGGCTTCGTCACCTACGACACCTCGAAGATCACCTTCAACTAACCAATCTTCCCCATATCGCATCTAGCCCACGAGGTACCCATGCAACGCTACATTTTCGACATCGAAACCCGAGGCCTCCTAGACGGCCTCGAGACACCTGACGATCTCTTCATCATCACCGCGATCAACATCGACACTGGTGAGCGTCTGGCTGCCAAGCTGGACGAGTGTGAGGAGCTCGCTCGCAAACTGTACGTTGCTGACGTCCTCGTGGGTCACAACATCTTCGGCTTCGACCTCCCGGCACTCCAGAAAACTTTGGGGTGGTGGGATCGACTGGAAGACCCCCGCGACTTCGACACGATGATCGCCGGTCGGCTGATCTGGTCCAACCTCTTCGACCAAGACGTGGTCCGAGGTAAGGCCGGTCACCCCCTGCCGAAAAACCTGTACGGATCCCACTCCCTGAAAGCCTACGGGCTGCGTTTAGGCGTCATGAAGGACGACTACTCAGGCGGCTTCGATGAGTTCGATCCCGAGACCCCAATGGGCCGGGAGATGTTCGAGTACGCCAAGCAGGACGTCGAAGTCACCCTCGCGCTGTGGGATCGGATCCAACAAGAACAATACAGTACAAGAGCGTTAGACTTGGAGATGGCCGTCGCTCGCCTAATGGCACGACAAGAGCGCACAGGCTTCCCCTTTGACCGCGATGCGGCTCAGGTGTTGCTGAGAGACCTGATGGCTGAACAGGCCGACATTCAGGCTCGCCTCCAAGCAGCTTTTGGATCGTGGGAGGTACCGGGTGACCTCTTTGTGCCCAAGGCGAACAACTCCAAACTGGGGTACGTCAAGGGCGTAGAGACACGTAAAACCGGAAGAACGGTAGTGTTCAACCCGACCTCCCGCGATCACATCGCAAACCGGCTCACCACGCTGTACGGCTGGGAGCCAAAGGCCTTCACCGATGGCGGCAAACCAAAGGTGGATGAGACCATCCTGAACGAGCTCTACAAGGACGAGGGCTGGGAGGTCTGCAAGGACTTGGCCGACCACTTCACCATCACCAAACGCCTCGGCCAGTTAGCAGACGGCAATCAAGCGTGGCTCAAGAAAGAAAAGGACGGGCGTATCCATGGCCGCGTTATCACTAATGGTGCTGTGTCTGGCAGGGCTACTCACAGCAATCCGAACATTGCTCAGTGCCCCGGGAACCGGGCACCGTTTGGGGAGCGTTGCCGACGCCTGTTTATGGCTCCTCATGGTCGTGTGCTGGTTGGTGCTGATGCTTCTGGCCTCGAGCTTCGTTGCCTCGCTCATTATCTGAACATGCTCGGGGACACCGAGTACGCTGAGGAGGTGGTGAATGGTGACATCCACACCCGGAACCAACAGGCCGCCGGTCTGCCAACGCGGGACCAAGCCAAGACGTTCATTTACGCCCTGCTCTACGGCGGGGGGAACGCAAAGATTGGGTCCATCGTGGGCAAGGGTCCGCAAGCTGGAGCAAAGCTCAAGAAGCGTTTCTTCGATGCGGTGCCCGCGCTCGGGAGCCTGATCGAAGTTTGCCAGATCAAAAGCAACGAACGCGGTCACCTGATCGGCCTCGATGGACGCAAGCTCCACAGCCGGTCACCCCATAGTAGCCTGAACCTTCTCCTGCAAAGCGCAGGCGGGATCCTATGCAAGCAATGGTTGGTCGAGATGGACCCGCTGTTCAAAGAGCGAGGCCTCGACGTCCAATGGCATGCTTGGGTTCACGACGAGGTCCAACTCTCGTGTCCCCCAGATCAGGCTGAGGCCGTTGGTCAGGCTTGTCAGGCCGCTATGCGCAAGGTGCAGGAGCACTTCGACTTCAAGTGCCAGCTCGACGCCGACTTCAGCATCGGCAGCAACTGGTCGGAGACGCACTGATCCATGGTGGCCAAACGTAACCCCGTGGCTCGGGCCCTACAGCGCCTCGAGCACCTCCGCACCAGACGTCTCAGGAACAAGAAAAAGTACACGCGCAAAGGGCGAAAACTACGATGAACCACACCCCAACACCAAACACTTGCGGCACCTGCCGGTGGCAGAAGGCACACCCTTTCGTTGGCCCCCGGTGTCACCGCTACCCTACCCCCACCTCTACCTCTCTGGAAAATTTCTGTGGCGAACACCAAGACCGACCAGCGCCTCCAGCGCCGGATCCGAAAACGACAAGCAAAGGAAGCCCAAAGGTTGAAGCGTCAGCGACAGCAAGCCGACCAGCAGCAACAGCATCAAAACGCACCCCAACCACCTCGCCAAAAGCCAAAGCAACCGCTCCAAGCAAAAACAGCAGGACAGCTCGAGCTAATAAAGGCGATTAAGGGATCACCCCAAGTCATCGTCACCGGACCAGCGGGGACCGGGAAGAGTTACATCCCGGCCTCGATGGCCGCCGACTGGCTGGCTGAGGGTAAGATCCAGCGCATCATCCTGTGCCGACCAACCGTCAGCGTAGGTAAGTCGATGGGCTACCTACCGGGAACTCAAGACGAGAAGATGGAGCCGTGGATGATCCCTCTGCTAGACCCGCTGATCGAGCGGCTGGGCAAGGGTTTCGTCGAGTACTGCATCAAGACCAAGAAGATCGAGGTCGCACCGCTGGAAACCATGCGGGGCCGCACGTTCAAAGAGGCCTTCGTGATCGTCGATGAAGCACAGAACCTGACCCTGCACGAACTGAAGATGCTGGTCACCCGCGTCGGAGAAGGCACCCAACTGGTCATCGACGGTGACGTCGCTCAGACCGACATCCACCAACATTCAAGCGGCCTCTCCCAGCTCCTTGCGATTGCCCGCCGTCACAACATTAGCTGCGCAGCAGTTGAGCTGGGCATCGATGACATTGTGCGCAGCGGGATCGTCAAGGAGTGGCTGGTCGCCTTCCACAAAGAGCCACAGGCCGAAGAGAGAGATCATGAAGAAGACGAATAAACGAGCGATCATCATCGGCCAGAGCGGCTGTAAGTGGTGCCGCGAAGCCCGCAAGCTGCTGAAGCAGCACCGGATCACCTACGAATACCACGACCTCGACCGAGACCGTGACATGCAACAGTGGATGCGGGTCGAGAACATCGAAACGGTCCCGCAGATCTGGATCGATGGAGAGCACATCGGTGGCTACACCGACCTCGCGAAGAGGCTCTCGAAGTAACCATTCTTCCCCAAGTGTCGTTCATCCTCGACGATGCTGCTACAACAGAGAGATTGCCCATGTACGCAAAGTTAATCTCTGCCATGGGCGATGACCTGACTGTGGTCAACGCTGCCCGTGTCAGTTTCGCTAAGCAGGTTGAGACGTTCTCAGAGCGAGACGCCAATCTGATCAAATACCTCGCCAAGCACGACCACTGGACACCGTTCAGCCACGTGACGGCGACCTTCCAAGTGCAGGCCCCTATCTTCGTGGCCCGCCAGCTCTTCAAGCACAAGGTTGGCCTGACCGAGAACGAGATCTCACGTCGCTACGTGGATGACGAGGTGCAAATCTGGGTCCCTGAGGAGTGGCGTGGGAGACCGGAGAGTGCCAAGCAAGGCAGCTCCGGCCCCATCGCCGACCAAGCGACCACTCGCATGGCCTACATGTCTGCCATCACGACAGCCACGGAGACGTATGAGTTCCTGCTCGGCATGGGCGTTGCCCCTGAGCAAGCCCGGGCGGTCTTGCCGCAGTCCATGATGACGGAGTGGTACTGGACCGGCAGCCTCGCTGCGTTTGCTCGCATCTGCAAGCTGCGCCTGTCAGAGGACGCTCAGCAAGAGACCGGCATCATTGCCCGGGATATCTCAGAGCAGCTCTCAGGTGTTGCTCCGGTGTCGTGGGAGGTCCTGACCAACCATGACTGATAAAAAGAGATGTACATGCTGCGGTACCGTTAAGCCGGTCAGTGAGTTCAACGCTAACTCGAAAGCCCCAGACGGGTACCAGTCTCGGTGCCGTCCCTGCGCTGTCGCTAAGGCAACACAACATCACTTAGACAATCCGTTTCGACGCCACGTAATTCGCGTGAAGCACAGAGCCAAAAAGAAGGGACTGCCGTTTAACCTGACTGAAGAGTACCTGAAGCAGATCTGGACCGGCACCTGTCCCGTCTTCCACACCAAGTTGAGCCTTCCGGTCCATGGAGACAAAAGCCAACCCAAACACGTATGTTCCCTAGATCGTATCCGTCCCGAACTGGGTTACGTCATCGGTAACGTCGAGTGGGTCAGCTACGAGGCGAACCGCCTCAAGCTCGATACCGACAGCTCCGCCGACCTCTTTGCGGTCGCACAACACCTCCAACTCCGAGAAAGGGAGATAGCTCGTCATGCCGAACAGCAGCAAGAAAGTTGATACCGTCCTGATCGACGCAGACATCACGGCCTTCCAAGTCTGTGCTTCAGCCGAGGTCGAGACCGAATGGGACGACGACGTCTGGACCCTTCACTCGGACTGGAACCGGGTGAGGATCGACTTCGGCGAGGCCATCAATGCCATCCAAGACATCACCGCATGTTCCAGCGTTATCCTCGCGTTCACCTCGAAGCCCAACTTCCGCAAGACCGTGTACCCGCCGTACAAAAGCAACCGGAAGAAGGCCCGCCGTCCCATGCACCTCCAGCGCATCCGTGAGTGGGCTCGAGATCACTGGGAGGTCCACGAGTACGACGGTGTCGAGGGTGACGACGTCCTCGGCATCCTCGCAACCACCGAAGACACCTACGGCATCTACAGCGCCGACAAGGATCTCAAGACCGTCCCAGCGATGCTGTGGTCGAATGATGAGCAGTTCTTCTACCCGCAGGCTGAGCCTGTGGCTGACTGGTGGTTCATGGCCCAGACGCTGACTGGGGACACCACTGACGGCTACCCCGGCTGCCCCGGGATCGGCCCCAAGCGGGCGTCTGATCTCTTAGGGGAACCGGGCGCTGCTCCTATCGAGGAGCTGTGGCCCCGTGTTGTCAAAGCCTACGAGGCCAAGGGTCTCACTGAGGAAGACGCCCTCACCCAAGCGCGGTGCGCCCGCATCCTTCGCAAAACCGACTGGAACCCCCTGACTGGAGACCCAATCCTATGGACGCCACCAAAAGCATCATAACCCAGCCGAACCACTACGCTCGGTACACCGTCGAGCCCATCGAGTTTATCATGAAGAATGATCTCGATTTCGCTACTGGCAACATCGTCAAGTACGCCCTCCGTAGCGCTGGGTCTGAGCCCAAACAGTACGAGGGTATGACGCCGGTCGAGAGTGCCATCACAGATCTGGAGAAGGTCCGTCGGTACGCCGAGATGCGGATCAACATGCTCAAGGGTGGTGACATTCTCTGACATGATCGACGACCTCATCAAACTGGCGTTCACCGCCGCACTCATGGCCCCGTTCATCATCGTCGGCACCGGCGTGGTCTTCGGCCTGACACTAGCAATAACCAACACGATGCTCGGCGTCGTCCTCGGGATCCTCGAGCTGTTCGCAGAGCGGGAGGATTAGGGACTAATGTACCATCTTTCCAAGAAGGAACAGGTCGAAGCGTTCACCAAGGCCATGGGCCAAGCGTTTAACCAAGAGCCATCTCGAGACGTCGCTGAGCTGCGTCAGAAGCTGATCATGGAGGAGGCCGCTGAGGTCTTCGACGAGCTGGACCGAGAGGTCATCAACAAGGTGGCTCTGACCAAGGAGCTGGCAGACCTACTCTACGTGGTCTACGGCACCGCCGTGGCCTTCGGGCTACCGATAGATCCTGCGTTCAACAGGGTCCACAAGTCCAACATGTCGAAGCTCGACACGGACTACAAACCAATCAAAGACGAAGACGGAAAGGTACTGAAGGGGCCGTACTACAAGCCTCCCCACCTCGACGATCTATTCAACTGATAACCAAGAGGGAGCCATCGTGCTCCCTTTTTTTGCACAACCTAGGATATTACATGACATTCAAGGACACCCGTGCTGAGATCGTCCACAGGCGCACGTACTCTCGGCCCGTCAACGAGGAGCTCGGCATTTTCGAGAGCCTCGACGACACCACCAACCGCATCATCGAACACCAACAGTGGCTGTGGGAACGAGCCCTAGGCCGACAGCTCCACGAAGAAGAGCTGGATGAGCTCGATGAGCTGTATGAGATCTTCTACAACCTCGAGGCCAGCCCCAGCGGTCGCACACGCTGGCTGGGCGGCACTGACGTCGCCAAGACACGTGAGGCCAGCCAATTTAACTGCTCGTTCAACACAGTGCGCACCCCTTCTGACGTGGTCGATGCCTTCTGGCTCCTGTTGCAGGGCTGCGGCGTTGGGTTCAAGCCCGAGACCGGCGTTCTCCGAGGGTTCCACAGGCCGGTCACGGTGACCACCATCCGCTCCAAGCGTCTGAAGAAAGGTGGCCGCGAGAACACGTGCCTCGACCGTCTGGTCAAGGGCGAGTACCGGCTGACCATCGGGGACAGCGCCGAGGGCTGGGCGAAGTCCGTAGGTAAACTGCTGACACTCCCGGCTGACACCAAGCGGCTAGAGCTGGACTTCTCTGCCATTCGTCCCGGCGGCCAGCGTCTCGAGGGCTATGGCTGGATCAGCTCCGGGGACGCCACGCTGGCTGATGCGTACCAAAAGATCTGCGACATCCTAAACCTTCGGCACGGAAACCTGCTGGACGAGATCGACATCCTCGATGTCATGAACCTGCTCGGGACCACCCTGAGCTCCCGACGGTCTGCTGAGATCGCTCTGCTGGACATCAACAACGACAAGGTCCACGAGTTCATCGACGCCAAAAAAGATCACTGGGTCAACAGACCTTGGCGGGGTCAGTCGAACAACTCGGTGGTCTTCTGGTCCAAGCCCTCGCGGCTCGAGCTGGAGGGTGTCTTCGCCAAGATGATCGAGGCCGGGGGATCAGAGCCCGGGTTCATCAACGGTGCCGCCGCTAAGCGTCGAGCCCCATGGTTCAAGGGCGTCAACCCATGCGCAGAAATCATGCTCGGGGACAGCTCGTTCTGTAACCTTGTCGAGATCGACATCAGCAAGTTCGGTCTGCACAACCCACGGATCCTCAAGGTCATGCGACTGGTCGCACGGGCCAACTACCGGCAGACCTGTGTGGACTTCCGTGACGGCATTCTGCAACCCGGGTGGCACGAGAGTAACGACTACCTTCGCCTGATGGGCGTCGGCATCACCGGCATCGCTGCTGCGAACCCGTCGAAAGAGTATCTTCAAGCCCTCCGTGCGGCTGCGCATGATGCAGCTCGTGAGATGGCTGATGAGCTCGGGACGCCCTACTCCAAGGCCGTCACAACGATCAAACCCAGCGGAACCCTCAGCAAGATCATGAGCACAACCGAGGGGGTCCACAAGCCTCTCGGGAAGTACCTGATCAACAACGTCAAGTTCTCAGTCAACGACCCTCTGGTCCCACGACTACAGGCGGCAGGCTACCGTAACTTCGCGGACCCCTACGCCCCTGAGGACGCCCTGATCTTCTCGTTTCCAGTCAAGTGGGACACGGTCGAGTTCGAAGAGGTGGACGGCAAGCACGTCAATCTCGACACGGCTGTAGATCAGCTCGAGAAATACAAGATGATGATGGACCACTACGTCGATCACAACTGCTCGGTCACGATCTCCTACGACCCCAAGGAGCTGAACGAGATCATCAACTGGCTGCTCGACAACTGGGATACCTACGTCGGCGTGAGCTGGATCTTCCGTAACGACCCCACCAAAACCGCAGAGGACTTGGGCTACCCGTACCTGCCTCAGGAAGTCATCACCGAAGAGGAGTACGAGGCCTACGTGGCTGAGCTGAATGAGGTCGATCTGACCCATACAGACATCATGGAGGACCCTGAAGACCCCTCGTGTGCAACCGGCGCTTGTCCGGTGCGATAGAAATCCGGTCATATAAGAAGCATGGTCTAATGAATGAACCTTACATAACCAAAGAATTGTTGGATTACCTTGAGACAACCTTCCCCAACCAGCTTCCATCGCAAGGTGATGTTGAGCTTGGGGAGATCAGGCGTCTCCAAGGTGTCCAGCACGTCATCCACGTTCTGAGAGAGCTGTACCGCAGCCAGCAGAACCTGCAAGAGGACTGATATACATGGCGCTCCCCCTTGCTGGCATCGCCGCAAACATGCTGATCGGTGCCGCAATAGGTGGCGTTGGTCTCCTCATGGGCAGCGGTGGTGGCCGTAACAACAACGGAAACAGCGCAGCCTCGAGAGGGACTGGAGGCATCACCGCCTACGGTGGTGGCAACAACTTCCTCCAGAACCCTCAAGGCTACGTGAACCGGCCCATGGCAAACCCCGCGATGTTCTCGGGTGCTGCCCTAGGTAACCCTATGCCACCCTCGGTGGCCCAGACGGTGCAGGTGTCTCAGCCTGCTGCTGCTTCCCGGGAGCCTCTGGCCAGACCAGAGACCCGTGCGGAACAGGCAGACCGGGTGGCGCAGGAGATCCAACGTCTCCCTGTGTTCACCCCCACCGCACCCACGCTCAGCACAGCGACCTACGAAAGCACCCGTCGAGCCGACGTCCAGAAGACCAAGGCCGGTGAGCAGATGCTTCGCAACCCACTAGCGATAGACCGGGATCAGGCCGCAGCGACCATCAAGAGC